AATTTCTTTTCGTAGTTTTTCCACGCAAGATTAGCTTTAATATTTTTTATATTTTGTCTTTGACCCATAACAGTAACGGCTGTTGAAGCCGCCATCATTATTGGTACCCATGGAATTGGCATATTATAAATCCTCCTTCATTAGTCTATCACCATTAGTGTTCCTGTTATACCTAAAACTGTCATAGGTAATGGTTGTGTTTGTTCTATAACAATTTGTCCATCTCTATCCCAGCCTAGATTCATAACTCTTTTATCACCTGTAAAATCTGGTATGTCTTGACCCATAGGTGTTGCAGATGATCTAAATGGTAATTGATCTCCATTTATAGTTATTCCAACACTTTTATATAATCTTACCATAACTTCATTATACCTTTTTTTTCTTCCTTGTGCAGTACCTGCTTGTGATCCATTTTCAACTCTTAATGTTTTAATTTTAGAAGTATATCCTAATCCTATTTCAATAGTTTTGTAAGCCGCCCCACTAGGTATAGTAACTGTTATTTGGCCACCAGATACTGTTCTATTTGGATATACAGCATCACCTATTAAAACTTGTACACTTTCACCTTCTAAATGATTTAAACCTGTAACTGTTGTAGAACCATCATTTACTAAAGCTGTTAAACAAGCATCCATACTAATTGATTTGTCTAAATATTCAATATATTGTACTTTATTACCATTTATTCTTCTTTCAACTATAATCCATACTTGGTTTTCTTCTGCTAAATTTATAGATGAAACTGATTTTACTCTTGGTGTTAATGATATAGAATGACTAGCACCAGAACCTGCCGCTATTTGTTTAATTGTTCTATCTACAGCTTGTTGGTAAGTATCAGCTATTTCTAATGTATTAGCATCTCTTCTATAAACATAATATTCACCACCTTCATCTAATTGAGGTATTTTTGTTCCACCACCTGCACTATAAGTTATTTTATCTCCTGTAGATAAACCATGACTAGATATTGTTATATATCCATTTTTATTTGCATCTGCTGAATGTGCCGTTACTCCACTTGCACCATTAAATGTATATTTAATAGAACCACCTATAATATGTTTATGCCATGCTATAACATCTTCATCTCTTTGGTAAGTCATACCTATAAGAGTACCATCTGTTCTTACAGCCCAATAAATAGAATCTGGTTCTTGTGCATAATCAACATCAACAATACCTGTATCAGTTATATGTTCTGCAAGTAATGTCATATCTGGTGCTAAATAAGCATCATCTTCAAATCTATATGCAAATTCTCTAACTTTTCTTTGTTGTCTTTGTACAAATAAAACAGCATTACCAATTTGTATTGGTGCAGTAGTATAACCACCAAATGTTGTTTGTTGTGTTATTTGAACATTGTCTGGTTTTAAAGGTTCACCTGTTGGTCTTCCTACTTTAAATTCACCACCAACTGTTCCTACAATTAAATCCCTTGCAGGTGAAAGCCATCTAATAACATTAACTCTATTAGCCGCTATAGTATAAATAAATGCATCTGCCGCACTTGCATCTCCTGCATCAAATTCTTCATATAATCCAGATTCACTAGCCCATACTGTTTGAGGATATGATGTTGAACCTCCAAATACTAATCGTTGTTCAAAAAATGATACTGTTTTAGGATAACCTTTTGCAGAACACCATGCACCTAAAGCCCATGTTGCATTAGCATTTGTATTTGCAAAATTTTCTGTTGTTGTTGCTGTTACAGATGTTCCAGAACTATAAGCTGTAATTTTTGCATGGCCATCTCCTATTGTAATTAATCTTCCAACATCTGATGACGCAAATGTAGATGATGATGCTGTAATAGTTACAGAACCACTTGTTCCACTAGGTGTCATTGTAGTTGAAGATGTATTAGTATCTAAATAAGGCCCTTTTTTAAAATCTACTTCTGATAATGTCCATGATGTATGACCTGTTCTTGTTAATTTTCTGGGTTTTAAAGTTTCTTCTACAATATACATAACATCTGCTGATTGTGTAAAATTAATATTAAACAACATAGATTCTGTAAAAGGTGAAGCTATTTCATATACTTTAGCCGCAGTACCACCAGATGTGTAAGAATCATAATTTGTAGAATTTTCCCCCGATAATTCAAATGTGTTTGTTGTTTTATTAGCTACTGTAAATCTTCTTCCATTAAGTCTAGTCATACCTCCAACACTATTAATCCATACATGATCTCCATTTGAATATCCGTGTGAATTAGATGTTACTACTGCTGGATTTGCTTTTGTAATTGCTGTTATTGTTTTATTGGCTTCTGTTATTTGACCACCATCTTTAAAAAATCTAATATATTGATCTCCAAATTCTAATATATATGCTTGTGTAATATTAAATTCAAAAGGTATTAATCTAGTAGTTTTTGTACTATCTTTAACTTCACATACATATCTACTACCCGATCTTCTAGTACATCCACCTTGTGGAAATACTGTAAGATTTTGCATAGTTTGTACACCATTATTATATTTTTTAAAATCTACTTGACCATGTAGTTTTGGTGTTAATTCACCAGCAGTAAAATTTGTTTGAAAGGGATGTACTCGTGCCATTAATCTTTCCTAAAGTCAGTAAAAGTATCTGAAACAAGATCATCCATAAATCCTTCTTGCCCATCTATACTTCTTGCTTCGGAAAGTTTCTTTTCAAATACTTTTTGCATTTGTGTTTGTAAAGTTGTGCTATTTGTAACAGGATAGGCTAAATCAACTGCTAGTTTTTGTGTTAATACATCTACGAACATAGCATCAAATAAATTAGTATCTGTTATTCTAGCAACATATATAATATTTGCTGTTGCTTCATCTGTAAGTAATACCCTTCCATGAGTAGCTACATTTTCTACTTTAAAAATATAATCTTCATATTCCATACCTAAAACTCTTAAACAATAAGGACTTGTAGGTAATGAAAATTGATTAGCAAATCCGTAAGCTGGTGCTGTTGATAATTTAGAAAGACTTGCTCTTGTAATTGCAAAATTCCAAGGATGTAATCTTAATACTGCATCTCTTGTATCTGAATAAAATGAATTACATAATCTTGCTCTTTCTGTATCATCAGTTAAAGAAGTTATAGGATCATCTCCTAGTCTTCTTAATGCGTTTGAACAAATTGATACTTCTGTAGCCATAATATGTAAAAATACCACAAAGGCGGTAAGAAATCAATCTTATCCGCCTTTGCTTCTGTTTAGTTAATGATTAGTCAACTACATAGAACATTTCGCAAGAAATAGTACCTGTACCATTTGCTCCTGCTAATGTAACTGTAACTGGTAATCCGTCTTGGTTAGCATCAACTTCACTCATAGCTAATTTTGCCATAGTAGCTGGAAAAGCCACAACTTGATCTGCTGTTGAAGCCGCCGCCGCTTTGTAAGCATCCACATCCGCAGAAACCGAAGCACCTGCTGTTGAAGCCGCCGCCGCTTTGTAAGCATCCACATCCGCAGAAACCGAAGCACCTGCTGAACTTGTGTAAGCCGCAAAACCTACTGAAAGTGTTGTTGAACTTCCCAAAGCATCATGTCCTAAATAACCCGCAACAATCCTTGCACCATTAGGTAAATTGAACATTTCGATAGTAGATTGTTCTGCTGATGCTTCGTATGTAGCATAAGCAACTCTTAATCTACCAGCTTGTTCGTTAGTCTTTACCCTTTCAGTCGGATTATTTTGCGACCATTTAGTTTTTTGTACTGAATAAGCCATAATTATTAATCCTCCCTATTATTCGTTACAAGCGATCTCTACCATTTTTTCGTCTTCGATACGAGTAGCACCGATTGTCATAGATAGAAATACCTGTGTTGCATAGTTCTTGTCTGCTCTTTCAGATATTTTAGTTTGAATATCTGCACCTACAGCAAGACCTATCGCTGATTTAGTAAATGCTAGAACCTGTCTGCTTGGTGTAGCATCAGTTCCTAACCTCTCGCTTCTAAGGAATTTGAAACCTAAATAAGTATCAATTTGTCCTTGTGCGAGTGCTTTGATTGTGTTGTAATCAGATGACTTAACTTCTGCAATGTTCAAGAAATCTTGAATTTGATCTGCTGAACATATTAAAAATCTAGGCTCATCTGGGTCAACCTCATTTGAATCAAGAATCTTTTTAGCTTCTAAAAGTTTAGCTATTGTAAGATTCGCTGATCCGTGGGCAATCTTTTGACCTGCTGGTAATGATACTGATGTACCACCACTAACTCCGCCATAAGCTGTCCCTGTTGCCGCCGCAATGATTGCATCATCCATAGCTCTACCCATTGCATACGCACCTGCTAGTGCATATTCAGATTGAGGTGAAATAAGCATTCTCACTTTGTCTTCATTATCAATCAAATCAGCCCAATCGTAGTCATCCATAGTAACTTTTCTTCTACTATGTGGTGTGTCCATTCTTGGAGTGTCTGAATGTCTTGAAGTTCTTTTTTGAGCCGCAGTTGATCCGATTCTTTCAAAGAAGTGTGCCTTCCCTGTTACAGTTTCTGATCTAACGCAATCTCTTAAACGAGAACCTTTTTGCTGTGCAAGATGAAATACATTACTCTTATACTGCTCGACAAAAGCAGTTGTTATTTGAGTTGACATATTTGTATATCTCCTTCTTACTCAATTAAGAAATAGGGGTCATTTACCACAATGATAAATAACATATTCCGTGTTTAGTCGGCTTTTATCCTTACGGGAAACCTTATCATATACGATATGATCTATCGGAAGTTTAAAGCCATCACGGCTACCTATTCGTTATCCAAGAAGGGCGAAATTCGGTATTAAGATTATAACAAAAAACTTACTTATTTCCAAATACTTTTTCGTGTAATTGACGCATATGTTCTACTGCATTCTTATGGTCTTTATCATAAGGTTTATGATAAGCATGATTTGCATTAGCATATATACTATCAATTTCTGCTTTAGCATCTAAAGGTGAAACACTTAATGTATTATTTTGTGTATTTTTAGCCATTTCTTCTGTTACTTCTTGGCCTAATCTACTAAATAATTTAACAACCGCAGGATGATTACCTGCTTCACCATTCATAAGTTCTTTTATATCATTATCACCATAAACATCTAATGCTCTTTTAGCAGAACGCATATTTTTATCATATTCCATTCCCCATTCTTGTTTTAAAGCATTTTCTGTTTCAGCTTTACTAACAGCTAATCTGCTAGGTTCACCAGCTACATCAGCATCAATAGTTTTCATTTGATAACTTAATAAAGCATCTACTTGACTTTGATTTAAACCTATGTTGTGTGCAACATTTCTAAATTCATTAAGATTATCTTCTTTAAAA